GTTAAATGCTTGATATGCAGCCACAGCGCGGGCTTCATTTGCTCCATATTCTGCGTCTTTTGAATAAGCACGATATAGTATCCAATCTGTAATTGGGCTTAAATATATATCATCGAGTTTTATAACTTCAGCGCTGCCCGTAACTGGATCTAAATCAGACGCAGATAAAGTATGTGCCCCCGGAGCATCAGTATAAATAACTTCTAACTCTGCGGTAGCAGTAGCCGGAGGATATACATAAAACTCTTTCGGTATTCTAGGATCATATGTGTAATGCTGTATGTTATCTGTCTGTGTCTCAGTATGCCAGCTGGGACGCTGATCATCTAGGACAGCTCGATCAACAACCCTAACCACTTTTTTTAGCGATCCAGATTTAACATTACGAGTTATGTCTAACAAACGTAGGGCTGAAGGAAATCCCCCGCTTGAGGCAGTTAACTCTTGTTTTGTCCCAGCTGCACATGTAAATGTTGCACATTTTGCGTTTGCATCAGGTCTTAAAAGAACAATGCTCAAGTAGGATTCGTTTAACCACTTTTGAAGTTCTAAACGAGGCCAACGTGTTCCTGTGTCTTGTAAGATAGCTTCAACGCGTGAAATTATATCTATTACTTTAAATGTTGCCATTTTTCCAACCTATTACAAGTTTCCAATAAAGGTAGGGGGCCGTCAGGCCCCCCTTATTGTTAGGAAGGATCGCCTACTAATGCAGTAACTAAAGCTTCATTTTTAAGAACTTTTCGGCCATATACCGCTAGTCCCCTAACTTTGTCACCAAAGTCAGTTTGATTACGAAGCTGTTCAGTTTTACTGATTTGTGAGGCAAATGAACAAGCAGCTTTAGTACCTGCTACCATCATTCGTCTAGGTTTAGCGTTGGAGAGTGCTCCACCAGCTGATGTTGCTGTTAAACCATTAACAAGCTGTTTACCAGTAGTTCCCTTAGGAAGAAGGTTAGACACATAAACAGTAAACCTATCTAGCATACCAACTTTACCTGTTCTGATGGTGCTAGCTGCATCACCAGTAAAGTAAGCTTGTGCAATATCAGTCTGCATAAGAAGATGACGATCTTGCGGACTCATAATTAACCAACGACCGTCCTCTGGAACGCTCTGCTCGTCAAGAGCAGCAGACATTTTAAGAATAGTGTTTAGCACATTTTTTGGAGTTGCCTGATCAATCGGCGCAGTATGGGACCCTAAGTTATAAGCTCCTGATTTTGCACCTGCAGTAGTACCTTGGTTTGCTGTTGCTGCACCTTCGGTTACAAAATATTGAAAAAATACGTCATTTTCGATTGCAATTTTAAGTTGCTTTGCAGCATCTTCGGTAAACATGTTCATAAGGTCCATGTCAGCTTGATAAGCAAGCACATCATTTACCTGAACACTAAAGTATTTACCTTGGTCGATTTGCATATCAACAGTAATCGGTACTGGGACCTCATCCTGTAAACTCATACCCGCACCAGTGTAACTACGAATTGTAATTGATGGAGCAGTACGAATTGTGATTGTGTCACCCTGATTTTGAATCTCGCCTTCCCAATCAGTGTTAGCGATTTCAGTCATCATGGTGTTCGCATAGAATTTTGCATTCAGCTTCTGCGACCAAAGCTGAGGAATAAATGTCGAGGAATACGACGGGTTTGTGTCGAATGCGCCGGAGCCTACGACGGGAAATACAGCAGCCATTTTGGGCCTCCTTTAAAAGTTAGTGTTAAGACGGCTGCTTTCCAGTTAACGTGTTAAGACGGAATCTTAACTCGATTTTCCATATATGCAGCAGTCAGTTCCGCTTCAAGTTTTGCCGCTTCTTCATACTTTCCTCTTGTATTTAACGTCCGAACTTTTGACCAAGCACTATTCATATCTCTCGCAGAGTAGATTTTGCCAGTTGGAGTTACGGGCGATTTTACAGAGTTAGCACTCCGATTTGGCGCGACCTGCTTTTCAAGTTCTTGTTTAGCTACAGGTTTTTCAGGTTCATTTGATGCTTCAGGTAATGATGCTTTCCAGAGCTTTACGTAATCCGCTATAGCTTCTGCATCGCCTTTATCAAATGCTTCCTGAGCTTGAACTCTTCGCGGGGCACGTAACATAGGATCATGTTCATTTAACCACGCTATCCAACGTTCATCATTGTCGACCTCAGCAAAATCAGGAACTAAATTCATTAATCTCTGACTAAAGCCGACATCTCCAACTTGTTTATTAGTACCTGCAATTTGTTCTTGCAGTTCCTTAATAGTTTTATTTTGCTGCTCTAGTTTTTCCTCATAATCCTGAGCAACTTCTTGAGCAACTTTACGTTGGACGTTCAACAAATCTTCACCAAACTCTTCTCGATCTGCATCAGTCACTAAACTGACTTTCTCCTTCGGCTTTGTCGGTTCTTCTTTTTTTGCAGTCATTTCTTTTTGAAATGAGTTCAATTGTTCTGTTAGCTGCTTAACTTGTTGGTGCAGCCTAGGAACTTCAACATCGTACTTACCCTTAAGAGTGCTGTACTTCTGCTTAAAATCAACCTCTACGTCCGTCGGTGACGTGTCAGCTGGCTTTACTTCCTCAGGTTCAGCTTGTTTAACCTCTGTTTCTGTCTCAGATTTTGTCTCAGTATCCGGTTTGATCTCTTTTTCAGAAGTAGTTTCTTCTGTTTTAGAGTCAGATTGGGCTTGTAACGCTTTCTCGAGCTCTTCAACTTCGTCTAATTGTTTCTGTACCTGTTTTGGTAACGCCATATTTTTCTCCTTAAAGCTCCAACTCTGTTTCGTAGCGCCCGAAGGTAAGCTACTCCCGTCTTTGGTCTGCTTCGTCGTGCTCTTACGAGCGGTTTGCTACTTTAGGCGAATCGTCAATTGCCTTTAGTAAATCTTTAAATGCTTCGCAACGACCTTGCAGACGGTGGATTGTAGCCATGTCATCTGCTTGCAGTAGCCGCGAAACGGCTTTTTCAGTTTGCTCCTCTAGCAGTGCTATCAGAGCGTTATTGCCTGTTTCTTTTATTCTTAGCAGCGCATTTATTTGCTGCTTATCACAAAGATTCAAGTCAATCATGGGGCAAGAATACTAAATATGTTATATCGTGTCAACAGGTTGTGTATTTAGCTCTTTTGCTTTCTTTAAAGCATTTTCTGCGAGCATTCCGTAAAACGCAGCAGCTCTGCCTTCAGAAACATGAGCTATGCCCTTTATTTCTTCTAACGCTTCTTCGTAAATTTTAATTATTTCTTCGACGCTATTGTCCATTTGGCCTAGGGCTAACTAAGTTTTCCTGACGCCCCCCTTGAGGTGTGCCATCTTCCTGCAAATTTTCTTGGGCTGCTTGAGCTTGCATTTGTTGCAACATCGCAGCCTGCTGCTGAGCAATCTCTTGTTGTTTTTGAACATCTTCACGAGATGGAACCAGACGATCAACATTTGTATTGAGATTACCCGCCATATCACGCATAAGCTCTGCAGTGCCCGGAAGCCCAACAATCTGTTGTGCAATTGGACTTTCCAGTACAAGACGCAAGAACTCGTTTTTGCGTACAGCTTCTGTTTCTTTAACCACCAGAGACATAGCGCCTCGCGCTAGTATCTGTACGTCACCGATAAGATCAGGATCATCAGCATATCTGAGGTTTCTCTGGTATTGTCGCTCGAGCATTGGACGTAAAACGTCAAAATCAATATTACTTATAACCTGCTTGATAGATTTCCCTGCATTGCTCATAAGCATTGACAGACCAGACGAAGTTCGTCCTGCACCCGGCACATGGGAGCCTGTCATATATTTGGGTATACCAGACACCTCATCAGCCAAAATCATGAATTTATCAAATACTCCTAAGAGCTCTGCAGCATTAGAATTTGGCTGAAAAAATGTCATTGGGGGCGAGGAATCATTGTAATCAGAAGCTTGAAACTGCCAGATTTTCCAAGGGTGCATCTGTGTGATGTCCTCGCCCGGAGGGAGACGACTGATATTTACACCAACTTGAGGGCCGGAAGATATACCCATGTTATTTGCAAGAGCTCTGGCAGCAGCGTTACACATATTTTGAGCGTCCATACACAAGTCAGCGACTCCGTTACCGTCTAGGCGACCTGGAACTTTCTCGAACGAGGTAACGTAGTAAGGTTTACGACCAAGTGGGTCATAATTCAAAACAGCACGAATGACAGTATTTTTTACCATCCATACTTCGCAAGGATAAGATTTTTGCGGATCAGGAATTTCTTCTTCAGATAAACCCCAGTCAAGCAATAAATCACCGGGAATAGTATCCCACAATTGTATAGCTGCAACAACATCTGAGCTAGCTTCATCCATATCAACGCTTGTCACGTCTTCATATTCTTGGTGCTCTTCATCGAGCCAGTTCATTCCTCCATGACCAAAATCAACTAAAAGAGAACGTACAGACGCTTCATCATACCCTTCTACACCAATCATATTTTCTACATCTTCGCGAGTAAGATGGTGTACTTCAATCACGGGCATGTTTTGTATATCATCACCCCAAGGACACCAATAAAATTTAAATGGGTCAACTCGTTCCCATTCATCACGAATTACTTCTACAACTCCTAACCCACCTTCTACATATTTCATTGTCTTTCGTTTTCTAGGAGTAGGCCCCTTCATGATTGCATATGGAAAGGTTGCGATATCGTTTGTAAACTCAAACAACGCTTTGGTGTATCCACCTTCTGTCATTTGGTCTTCCATCTTTTTTTCCATGCGCTCAACACGTTGTTCGGCTTGAAACTTCATAGCTCGCATAGCCGTATCTTTCATCCCGCTAGCTAGCTGTTTTAATTCATCTTGTGTTGGCGGTGCATTTCCAGCTTCATAGTACGCCATAAGATTTTGACGCATTATGTTCTGCATGTTTTGCGCAATATCAGGAGGAACTTCAGGTATTGGTGTAGCAGAAAGCGACCAAGGTTTGTCCTCACCTTGCCCTAAAAGTGTATCTCTAAGCCAAGCTGTCGCTGTACGACACTTTGCGCTTACGATACCCATAAAAATTTCTGATCCCCCATGCTCTCGTATCTCAGCTAGTTTATTAGGGTCGTATTCCATGTTTCGCGCACGAAGACAATCTATCAGCCTGTCCTCTAGTTCGTCTCTAAAATGTTCACGCATCATTTCCCAACGATGGCGGACATGAGATCCAAGCCCCTGTGCTATAGGAGAATTTTGAGTTATGTCAGACTGTCGTTGCGCTTCTGCTTCTATATCACTAGAACGCGCAACAGGTATTATAGAGGGGCCAAGGTTCATTCTTCTTCTTTAATGTCTTTTAATTCTGGTCGGCAATAAGCTGAGTACGGACTGCCAGTCCCTGCAACATTAATTTTAGAAACGTGCCATGAACACGTTTGATAGTTGCCAACTACTCCTTCGTCCACTATTTCCGATCCTTTCAATAGTACTAAAACAAATATCACAGTCTTCACTACAAATATCATCAAACCGATAACGCGTCAACAGATTATGTCCACCCTGCAGCTGACACTTTAACGACTTCCTTTCTCTGCACGTTAAAACCCATAGCGCCAAAAACTTCTCCACCGTCTGCATGCAAACACATATACTGAAACGCATCAGCTATGTCAGACCACGGGTGGGATTTTTCTGGCTTCTCGTCACGTACCCCCTTCGTATTTATTTTGTACCTGTATTTTCCTGCAAGAGCCTGTATCAAATTGCTAGCATTGATAGGACAGGCAATAAATCCGTACTTGCCGTCGACCACACGTGTAAGGTATTTGTCGACTGCAGATATTCTAGCCGCTACAGAGTTCGTTCGCGCAGGTCGTATACTAAACCCTTCGTTTTTGTAGATGTCAGCTACCGTACGTTCGTCAGTCTGTACGCGTTGAAACGCAGCGGGGTCAATTATCACCACAGCTTTTCGTCCTCCATATTTGTTCGCCAACAGAGGTTTCAGTCTTTCTCTAACAAATCGTAACGCACCCATGCCATCAGAGATAAGCGAATCGTAAACTATCAGGCGCCCGTCGTATGCAACGTTGCCGATGACTGCAGCGGGCGTCAGTCCGGCGTCGACACCTATTATCAGTGGATTGTCGGTAAACATTGGTTTGAGCTCTTCCTCCGCCACGTGCACTGACCTGTCGAACGATCTAAATACGGGTTGTCCACTTAAAGACTTACCAAACTGGGCGTGTATATACACATCCACCCAGTCTTCCGTCTTACCTTGAGAAAGATTATCGTAGTAATCATCAGGTAAATACTTAACCCAGTCTGCTTCAGGGCTCATTCCGCTCGGTTGAAGGGTAACATGAACGTTTTCAGGGGGGTCTGTGAGCAAATCTTCCCAATATGTGTCCATATCAGGGGGGTTTGTCATGCCCCAAAGGTGCATATTTGGCACTCCATTATCGGTCTGACACCCCACTCCATTCATCATTTTGTCCGGATATCGCCCTATTCTACCCTGTGCAGCGTTGTAAATATCGGGGTGAATCTCCCTAAATTCGTCAAAAATGAAGAAACTAGCCTGTAAAGACAGCAATCTACGCACATCATTGGCATCATCTAGCCCTCTAAACAGCACTTCGCACTCAATATCGCCTACTTTTATGATGAATTTGTACTCAGTTTTAAGAAAACTACCCATAATTCCATCAGGAATCCACTTCAGGAAGTCCGGAATAGACGTATCTCGCAGCTGTTCACGCGTATTTCGCACCCAAATTGCCCTAGAACGGCGTATTCCGTCCTTACATGGGGCCATTCTAGCCGCATGATGCAGTATTTTCATGATTCCGGCTGTAGTTTTCGTCGATCCTACGGGCCCAACAGCCAACGAGATGAATTTTTCGCTGTAAAAGAACTCATCGAGGCTCTTTATGACCTCAAAATTGATTTCATGAGCCATCGTCTATAGCCTGACCCTCAATTGTTATGGCATCTTCCTGATCTTTAGCGCGTGTGATGTTGATTACCACCTGCGGGCCCGCCCCAGCGACGTCGGCTTTACTGTCAGGTTCTAATCTGCCCATTTTATTAAGTAACTTTTGAAATTCTATACGGGCAGTCGGGTTTACCTCCGGACTTTGCATAGTTCTAAAGAGATTATCAAGGTTCACCGCCCCTAGAAGGCGCGCGACTGTCTCCATTAGGGACGGATCTTCCTCGATCTTGGCTAGCTCAGCAGGAGTCAAGATAGGTTCATGGACTTTCGTAGGATCTATTACATGGTTAACACGTTCTGTCATAGCCACACGTTAACAGATGCGCTTCTTTTGGTCAACTAGCAGCATGACGAAGAACAAAAGGGGAACAATAGAAAAAACAGGGGTTGCGATGAACGGGATACATAAGGCCAGGGGCGGGGGGTGCAGCGCCTCGGTCCCTCCCCTCCCCTTGTTTACGCTTTTCCATAGGTGTAGAGATTAAAAGCCCTCACGGAAGTCAGCAAGAGCAGACGACTTGGAATTAAGGTTTCTCTATCGGCAGATAACCCATGCTTGTAGTGGTGCTAAGTCTAGGAGTAAAATCTGAAACTTAAATATTCCCTGAGTGTCCTGTGAGGGAGAGGAGATGGAGGTAGTGGAGAGCTACGTAGCCAAGGTGGAACTTGGTCTGGTCTCGGAGGGTGCGATCAATGAGAGAACGGTGGAGAGCCGTGACGGTTGGCGCTGAAAAGAGGGGTCGTTAGTAGGAGAGAGAGGGTTGCGCAAAGTCAATAGATACTAGCGTCCTAACCGATTAAGTTCGGCGGTCTCAAGTAACTGAAAGGTTACATACTGTACATTCAGAGAGTGTGCAGTACCTTAATCTTTCAACTAAACAATGGAGTAGTTATGCTTACAGAAAAACAGATTAAAGTAAAAATTGGTGGCATTAATAGATCAACTAAAGCTATCAGAAACAATATCCAAGAAGTTCTTTGCAATATTGCAGGACGTGGATTTGACGAAAAGATCGGCGACGTTTCTTTGTTTACTAATCTTGTCAATGCGACAACTGGTATGAACCAAGCGCGTATCAAAAGATGGATACGTGACAATGGGTTAGCCACTTGGAACAAAGACAAGCAAAGGTATACTTTGAACAAGAATGCGCAGAAGAAAGCGAATGAAGAGTTCGACGACGCTCACGCATATTGCATGTATCTTTTCACTGACCAAACAAAAGCTTGGTATATTGATCCACCTAAGAACGACGACAACGGCGACAAGAAAGAGTTCGACGTCAAAGCTTGGGCGGCTAGAGCGTACAGCTCACACAAAGATCATCTTGACGCTATGATCAAGGAACTTGCGAAGTACAAGGAAAAGGCAAAGCTTGACCTTGTCGCGTAAGTGACGTCATGCGAAACGTCATGTAAAACGTCATATTGGAAAGCTCAATAAAAACAATCACTTGAGTATACCTTTATGACGTTATGACGTTATGACGTTAATATAAAGTATAATCAGATATTTCAAAGTGTGCATGGTTAACGTGTATACGACCGCTTATGATATGTCTCTCTCAATGAGCGTCATAACGTCATAAGCTAACAAACTCAATAACTTAAACAAATCGAAACGTCATAATGAGCGTCATAACTCTTATGAACGTCACATACTATTGGAGGTACTAATGAAGTCTTATCATAATTATCAAAAGCCATCACATAAAGTATCGTGCAACTGGCATAGAAAATTATCCACTGCGGACAAACGCGACAAAGCTATTGCACGTGGTGTATCCGAAACTGCAACCAACAAGCACAAGGATATTCTCAAGAAGTATACGATTACATCTTTGGGTAATGCGTGGTTAGTCTGTATGAAAGGTAAGCACGACGTTCCTATCCACAGATCTGCTACGCTCAACGACGCTATCCAGTACGCCCATGACTTTGACTATGCGTACAACGCGTAAACTATTTAACAGGAGAAACTTATGACACTAGATGAAATACTCAATAGAGAAAACATAGATGACCACGTAACAACATTCACGTATCTGAAAGACGAGACAATGCGTGATAGACTTAATGGTCTACAGGGTACGCTTACACCTGTAGATATAAACATCAACGAAAACACTAGCGCGTACATGGAGGTAATATGGGTAGAAGATTGAGACGACTCATTGGCGACGTCATTGGTGCGGTCTGCGTATTCGCGTCAATGATCGTACTGCTGTACTTAGCTTATGGCTTGGAGGGGTGGTGGTAATATGTTTACACAATACGTAACTGCTCTTGTAATATCATATGTAATAACAATAGGTGGCGAACCCAAAGTAGTGGATAGCGTGACCTATTTTCAAAATGCTGAAGATTGTCAGCAAGCATTTCAACACACAAATGTTGGGGAAAATTTATACGCTCATCTACGACGTACATACGGCAAACGTATGAGTATGAGTTGCGAGCCTACAGACATTGTAAGCAAGCCTATGAATATCCCACCACCACGACCTAAAATATTGGAGGACTAATATGCGTTTACGTTTAGCGACTAAATGGAAAACTGATGCTCATTACAACAGAACCGAACGTCGGTATTGTAATGGTAGAATTGCGAGCCGTTACATCAAGTCCCAGGCGGCGCGTGAACGACGACGTAACTCTAAAGCAATAACACGTTATGAACTTAAGATGGAGGAGTAAATGAAACGACCAAGATGTTTCAAGTGTGACGAGTTCTTTCCGATCAAGCGTTGGAAACTTGGGTACAATACTTGTCTAACGTGTGGGCAATCGGTAGCGGAGCAAGTAAAGTTCTGCGTCGTTCCCATGCACAAATCAAACTACGTTGTAGTATCTAACAAAGAAGAACTAAAAGGTATCAACAACAAAACACAATGATGGAGGAATAAATGAATGAACAAGAAATAGCTTTCGTCGTCGCGTTGCTGTGCAGCGGGGCGCTCGTCACCGTCTACGTACTGTGGCTAGCAGGAGTGTTCAGTAAACGACCAACCCAACAATCCGTATATACTGAGATGATAAAAGACGCCATGATACTCAAGAAAGTAGAAGAATGGCTTGAAGACGAAATTGTAGACAGTGAAGATACTTTAAAAGATGATGACTACCCACAAAATGATGACATAGTTGAGGGTAGATGGGAGTGTGCTACAGGTTTGCAGAACATGATTAAACAATGGCGAAGTGAAATAGATTTATCAGTAGCTAAGGAGGACTAAATGAACGAAGAAGATATTGAAAAAATAAGCAAGTATGTCGCAAGCCTAGATGGTAAGCAATTGGCAAACCTACAACAATTATTGGCTGATACTATGCAACGTGTAGAAAAAAACAAGGACAGACCCTTAACGGAGAGTGAGGTAAAAGCTATTTCTATGCATGAAATAGCTCATGAGGCATTTAAAGATGAACGTACCTACAACGTAGCTACAGATTTCGCTATAAATGATATTCTTACAAAAGATGAACCAAAGCATGAAGATAATAAACGACAGTACAACAGAGGAGAATACATCTATCGCGGCGGGAATGACGACGTCGTTCGCAAAGCGGGTTGCGATAAACATAAATTTGAGAAGTGGTTAGCGGATTGTCCAGTTACTATCTACAAGCGTGAAGATTGTGCTTATGGGTGGGTAGAAATGCACTTCATAATTGATGATGAAAGAGAGGAGGACTAAATGGAGTTAGAATTTAATTTACATACGTTAGCAGATAGCTTTCGTTTTGAACGCGACGGCTCTCTCATAATTGACTATGTGGGTAGAGATACCAATGTGTCAATGGAAGTTAGTGAAGAGATGGTTTTACAAATCATTAACGAATACAAAGAAAAGTGCAAAGAAGATTAAAAGAATTGTTGGTGGGAACCGTATTAAGAGAAGCTCTGACCTACGACGACAACTTCTCGGCTTTAGACCCACTCATATGAGTGCAACCTTACTTAAAGCTATTACGTGGGAAGCTCGTAGACAACAAGACCCACCCTCACTTAACCGTGAGGGTGTAACCTAAATTAAACTGTAAGTACGAAACGTGTTGACAGTTTGGGTATATACGTGTAAACACATGTAGTGCCATTTATACACGTTTGTTTATAAACCACAACTAAAATACAATGGAGGTGTTTATGGGTTCCATAAATCAAATCATAGATACTGCTGTGGCGCTTTACAAAAAATCCCCTAGGGTTGTCGTCGACATCGTTGGCAAGCCCGGGGAAGGCAAGAGCGACGCATCAGTACAAATTATGCAGAAGCTAGGTATTCCAGACGATCGTATCCTAGTGGTGCATATCAACAACCATGACGTCGTTGACTTCACGGGTGTACCGTCTGTTACCGACGGTATGACAAAGTTCAATCCGTCCGAAATGTTCTACAGGTTCCGAGAGGGTACTGGCAAGGGTGGTATCATTCTTGAGGAGTTACATCAGTCCTCGACTCATCACCAAACGTGGGCGGCGGGTTTCATGCTAGAGCGTCAGACACCCAGTTTCAAGTTGGACGACAACGTCTGCATCATTGCGACTGGTAATCGCGCCGAAGACAGAGCGGGTGCGAAGCCGTTGCTTGGGCATCTTAACGACAGAATGTATCACTTTGATGTTGAGACATCTCTCGACGACTGGTGTGCATGGGCCCTGCAGAACGACGTAGACCCACTGGGTATCGCGTTCATGAGACTACGACCTAATCTTCTCAATGACTACGATCCAAACCGACGTAGCAATCCTACGCAGAGATCTTGGACGAAGTTGTTCACGGAAGTGCCGACGGACTTACCATCTGACTTATACCTCATGGCTTGTGAGGGTAAAGTCGGCGAAGGTGCCGCCGCTGAATGGGTCGCGGCTCGTGACATGATGGCGAAGATGCCTAACATCGACGTCGTTAGAATGCATCCAGAGACGACGGAGACGCCGAAGGAGCCTGCCGTACGGTATGCGATTGCAACATCTCTGTCTATGACATCTACAGTGGACAGCTTTGAAACTGACCTCAAGTACGTAACACGTATGCCGAAAGAGTTTGCAGTTGTCTATCTTACAGATGCACTCAAGAAGAACCCAGAGGTGCAGACTACCAAAGCATTCACTGAGTATGCAGTGAAGAACCAAGACATCTTTAAATCATAGGAGGTATAGATGAACTTAGAACTACAACAAGCATTGGCTGACGCTATCAAGCAAAGTGATAGTTTGCCGTCTACCCATGACGACGTGGACGGAGGCGCGGCGCAGCAGGACAACAACGACGACACCGTCGCGGAACCTGTTCAGAGCTCTGAAGAAGAACTACCAACTGAGCAACCCGTTCGTCAGACAATCAATGTCAAGCCACTCAATGAGAAAGCAGTTCTTGTTACTCTCAAGCGTGGTATGTATCGACCATACATATCCGACGTCAACGCGACGGAGGAGTACGGTGCGGGTACGGTGAACAAGCATTTGTTTGATGGTAGAGATAATCTAGTCAAACGTGCAGTTGCCAAGTTCACAGCTGTTTACACATACGTCAACGACAACACAGTCCCGTGGGCAGTTGGACAACGTATGTTGAACATGATGAACTGGACAGACTTTACCAGTGACCTGCGGGGACTCGTCGACGACGCTTATGCGGCGGTGGACACACTCTGCGACAATTGGGATAGTGTGTGGAGAAATGATTTGGCTCGTATACATCAGATTGGTATGGCGAAAGGTAATCCTAATCTTGCGAAAGAGAGTGACTATCCAGACGTCGACGATCTGCGCAGCCGGTTCAACATCGACGTACAGTATATGCCGATACCAAAGGTAGATGACTTTGACCCAAGGTTCGGTATGTCTGAAGCGGAGAAGTCGTCGTTGCAGAGGCAGCTGGACGACGTGCAAGCGTCTGCATCTACTCACGTTCTACAACAGATGATCAAGCCGTTAGCTGAAGCGGTCAAGAAACTATCAATACCAATTGGTAAAGATGGTTCTGTATTCAGAGACAGTTTGATTGATAACATGGTAGAGGTATCCACTCGTATGGATCGAGTCTGCCTGAGTGACGACCCACTAATCAGACAACAGATTACTGAGTTAAATAGACTTGCGTGTGGACTAGCGTCGAGTAAAGAAATTATACGACACTCGCCGAATGCCAGAACGCAGGCTAAGAACGACATCGAAGTATTGATGAAGAGGATGCAAGGTATTGTATGATGACCGACTACAAAAACTACATTCTTGAAATCGAGGGTGTTCTACATCAGCTTCTCGAAAAGATGACGAACGACCAAGCGTTAGATGAAATAGAAAGACGCAGAGGTAAGTCAGCTAGACGGGAAGCTGAGGGCATTTTGGAAAAGTGGGAAAAGGAATATGCGTTTTCCTAATCCCATGATAACTTGTTAAGTTCACGGAGGTACAATGACACATATAAAATTCAAAAACTTAACACCCGATCAACCCACTAACACGTTAAAGATAGATAGTGATGTAAAAAAGCCTATCTCTAGCAGAAGTATCTACACTCGTACTGCAAAAGCGATGAAAGTAGGAGATAGTGTTGGAGGGTTAAATTTTTCTCAACGATCATCATTAACACAATCTCTTACGAGAATATATGGTGGTAAAAACACTAAGTGCTTTTTGTCGCACAAAGATAACGTTACGCAAACGTACAGAGTGTGGAGAATAAAATAAATCAACAAATGGAGGACTTATATGCTAGATCAAGCACCACCGCCACTTGACGCTCACGCGTTGAGTGCGGTCAAAGACAAAGTTGTCAAAGCTAAAGCACGACTTGTACTTGACCACCCATTCTTTGGTATGGCTGTGAGCAAACGCGATCTGATATACGACTACAATACACCGACGGCATCTATGGACGCTATCGGTCAGATGCGTTTGAACCCACACTTTCTTGCACCACTCACGGTCAAGAATACCATCTTTCTATTGGCTCACGAAGCCATGCACTATATGTTGTGCCACTCAACAAGACGTGGCGCACGTGACCCGAAGCAGTGGAACATCGCCGCTGACTGGGTCATCAACGACACGCTCATCGAAGCAAAAGTCGGCGACTTCATCGAAGGCGGCTGTCACTTTGACGGCGCTAGAGATCATGCGACCGAAGAGTTGTATGCAGACCCGCCGCCTGAAGGCAACTACGGCGGTGACGGTGAAGGCGGAATCGGCCTCGACGTCGGCGATCCTACCGATGCGAACGGCAACCCACTTGACGAGAGCAAGATCAAAGAGCTTGAAGCTCAAGCCAAGATCGAAACTATACAAGCGTCTAAGATTGCCAAGCAGAAAGGTAAGTTGCCCGCTTCTCTCGAGCGAATGATCGACGAGTTGGTCAACGTAAAAACGCCTTGGGACGATATTCTTCTACGATATATGCTTTCCTTTATTAAAGACGGTTATTCGTTCAAGCGCCCCAATCGTAGATTTATTGCGAACGGTCTTTACCTGCCGGGCGTCGACTACACACCACGCATGGGGCCCATAGTTATCGCCGTCGATACGTCAGGCTCTATTGGACAGAATGAACTGAATGTATTTGGTGGACACGTTAACAGGATAATCGAACAGTGTAATCCTGAGTCTGTGACCATCATCTACTGTGATGCGGAAGTCAATCATGTCGAAACATACGAACCAGAAGATCTTCCGATCAAGCTGACACTATACGGCGGTGGTGGTACAGCGTTTGAACCCGTGTTTGACTACATTGACAAACACAATCTCGACCCCGAAGTTGTTGTCTATCTTACTGATGGCTACGGCGATCAGAACAACTTCACTTCAAAGCACAACACTGTTTGGCTGACAACTGAAAGTACCGAGTTCGATTGGGGTACTGTCGTCGAATTTGATGTTGATGCGTAACCCTAGCCAACAAAGGAGAAACACATGGCTTATGTAAGAAAAACTGAAACACTTGTGAGTGACATACTACACAAGGTAAGAACAATGTCGCAAACGGCACAAAAACCGTATTCGGCAGACACTTTGACTAAAGACAGTGCAGAGTACGACGCAATACGTAATTGTATCGAGTCTGTATCTTGGAAAGGTGCGCCACAACTTCAAAAGCAAATGCCTAGCGAATGGCTTGATGGCTTGAAAGCTAGAAATGTTGACGTGAGGATTGTTGCACCAGAGAGTTGTCCTGATAGTGGGGATGTAAATCTTTACTTTGAAGGCGACTTCATATTGTCACCCGCTCACGCTTCTGCGGGGCATTCCTACAGCGGTAACAGGGGTAAGATGGAATTGCACGAAGCTGACTTTCCTCCAGTGCTGATGGCTTGGTTCAAGAGTGGCAAGTCTAACGAGTCTCTTAGAAAAGCTACCCGAGACAAGTTCAACAAAGTCGAGGAGCAACTCAAGTCTTTCATGCAACAACACGCGTCTTTGAATACGGCTATCAAAGAACTACCAGAACTTGAGCAGTATGTACCTGATCATTATATAGAAAAGTTACATGCACCATCTGCACCACGGGGCAAGACTGCGCCACGACCAGAAAAAACTACGGTCGAGGAGTTGGGTATTGATCGTGATGCGCTGACTAGCGCGGCAGTTGCACATCAACTTACTAGAGATGGCGATGACTAACAATTTTGTAAAACCTGATCAGTATGAGTTTGAACTTCTTCCAGACGAAACAGAAACGGAAATTCAGAAGGGCAGACTCACTGATCGTGACCCATCAGCTAATCTTACGGAGCGTGAGATTATTATGATGAAGATGCGTTTTGGTGTTAATATGCCTGACGGACAAGGTTGGACTTTACACCAGATTGGAGAACTCTGGAACGTAAGTAGAGAACGCGTACGTCAGTTAGAAGCAAGAGCTTTACGCAAGTTGCGTAGAAACCCTGAAATGCAAAAACTAAAACACTTGTTAAAAGGAGACTAACATGGGCAAGAAAGAGCAGAAGGTGTGGAAATACTTACTGAAGAACAAGTTAGCC